TGGCTATCGGCTACGGCGGCCACCACCGGGCCGTTCAGGGTTTCAAAATGCAAAGGGCGCTAGCCGAATGAATATCCTGATAGCAGGCCAAAAGTGGTTCGGGGCTGAAGTGTTCCGCTCCCTGCGCGCCCTTCCAGGGGTGTCAATAAAGGCCGTTTGCGCCCCTACGGGCGGCGACAGGCTAACCGGGCAGGCTAACCTCTACGGCGTGCCGGTTATCGCGTCGGGCACGCTAAACGCCGCGTCTATTCCAGACGGTATTGATTTGATCGTGGCCGCGCATTCCCACGATTTCATAGGCGAAAAAACGCGGCTGCGCGCCAAGTGGGGCGGCATCGGCTACCACCCTAGTCTCCTGCCGGTGCACCGCGGGAGGGACGCGGTTAGGTGGGCCCTCCGCATGGGGGACAAGGTGACGGGCGGCAGCGTGTATAGGCTTAGTAACCGGATGGACGGGGGCGATGTCCTTGCGCAGCGGCATGTTTTTATTATGCCGGGGGACGACGCCGCGGAGCTCTGGCGGCGGGACCTAGCGCCGCTAGGGGTGGAGCTACTCACCGGGGTGGTCGCGGCCTTCGCGTCCGGGGGCTACCAGCACGGGGCCGCGCAGGACGATTCCATCGCCACATGGGAGCCGTCTATCGACAGGCCGCCCGCGTACCGTCCGGACTTGCTTATGATAGAAGGGCCGGGGCGGCATAAAACACGAGGTAACAGCCAATGAAAAAACTTGAAAAACCCGTAGCTATAAAGCCCAGCACCCACGGCGGCGCGCGCGCGGGCTCAGGGCGTAAGCCGTTCGTGGCCACAGATGCCGAGCGGAAACAGGTCGAGGCACTAGCGGGCGTTGGCCTGCCGCATGACCAGATAGGGGCGCTGCTGCGCGATGGCGTGTGCGTCGATGTCGTGCGCGACAACTTCGCCCATGAGCTAAAAGCGGGCAAGGCCAAGGCCAGCGCCAAGATCGGGCAGACGCTATTTAATCGCGCTATCGGTGGGGAGACAGCGGCGCTCATCTGGTGGACTAAATCTCAGATGGGGTGGAAGGAAAAACGCGAGCTTAATCACACAAGTAGCGACGGCACCATGTCCCCACCCGCCCCAGCCGTAGCGACCGAGGTTTTGACCAAGCTCAATCAAGCGCATGGTGACTGAAGATGATATTCGGGCACGCCTTTGGCTATACACGCAGGCGATGTTCCTTTCCGTAAAGGGCAGCCCGATTAAACCAAACCCGCATCAACTCGCTATATGCGATGCTCTAGAGCGGGTGGTGCTTGGGAAGACCAAGCGGCTGATTATCAACATCCCGCCAAGGTCAGGCAAAACGGAAATAGCCGTCAAGATGTTTATTTCTTGGGCTATGGGCGTTTTCCCTGACGCTCAGTTTATCCACACCAGTTATTCAAAGCGGCTAGCAACATCAAACGCGTATGGGGTCAGGGCGTTGATGCAGCATGAATACTACCAACACCTTTTCCCACAAACTGAGCTGGAGCAGGGCAGCGCGGCGAAGGATGATTTTCGCACTACTAGCGGCGGGATTGTTTATGCCGTTGGTGCAGGCGGCACAATCACAGGCTACGGCGCAGGCGGTATGGATGGTCGGTTTAAGGGCGCGATTGTTATTGATGACCCACACAAGGCAGATGAAGCGACATCGGAGGTAATGCGGCAAAATACGATTGACTGGTTCCAAACCACGCTTGAAAGCCGCAAGAACTCGCCCGATACCCCTATCATTTTGATCATGCAGCGCTTGCATGAAAACGATCTTGCGGGCTGGTTAATGAATGGCGGCAACGGCGAAAAATGGGAGTGTGTCAAGATACCCGCGATAGATGATGATGGCGACAGTTTTTGGCCTGAGCAGTTCCCACTGGACATGCTCAGGCGATTAGAGACTGCGAACCCCTACATTTTCGCGGGGCAGTATATGCAAAACCCAGCGCCAAAGACTGGCGGCGTCTTTGACGCGCACAAGATCGAGATCATCGATGCGCTCCCAGCGGGCGTGACTGGCAAGGTGCGCGGGTGGGACTTGGCAGCTACGGCGAAGGGTGGAGACTGGACGGCCGGCGTGTTGCTGGATGTGTCGGGCGGCTTTACCTACATCGTCGATATCCAGCGCATCAGGGGTAGCGCCCACGATGTGGAGCAGCTACTAGTCAGCACAGCTAAGCAAGACGGCGCAGGCATCGAGCAGTCGATACCGCAAGACCCTGGGCAAGCAGGCAAGGCGCAGGCTGCCTATCTATCCAAGCGGCTGACGGGCGCTAACTTCAAATTTTCGGTAGAATCTGGCGACAAGGCCACACGCGCCAGCCCGTTTTCAGCGCAAGTAAATGCAGGAAATGTTAAAATGCTGAAAGCCCCGTGGAATAATGATATCTTGCACGAGCTGCGCAGCTTCCCTTTTGGGGCGCACGATGACATGATCGACGGTTGTAGCAGGGCGTTTAATCGGATTGATAAGCCGCGAGGCGGATTTATGTTTGGGCGCGCTTAAGGACACCATGGCACTATTTGATTTTCTCAAGAAAAAAGCGCAGACCAAAATGGGTAGCGCGGTCTCCATTGTGTCAGGCGGCAAGGCTGGGCAAGCCGCTTGGTCGGACTGGGACGCCAAAGCAGCCACCAAAGACGGCTACAAGGCCAGCGCTTGGGTGTATCGCTCGATTGCGCTGCGTGCGAATGCCGTGGCCTCTGTGCCATTCGTAGTCGAAAAGCGCACCAGTGACGGCTGGGAGCGCGTACCGACGCACCCGCTGCAAATCCTCCTAGACAATCCGAACCCCGAAATGGGGCAGGCAGAATTGAAACGGCTAATGGTCACGCACTTAGACCTCGCTGGTAATGCCTACTGGCTCAAGGTGCGCGACGGGGCGAATAAGCCCGCTGAATTGTGGCCTATGATGCCGCCTGAAGTCGAGGCCGTAACGGGCACTAATGAGCTGGTGAGCCATTACAAGCTGCGCCAAAAGACCCAGCTAGCGGCTCAAGATGTGGTGCACATTGCCTACACAAACCCCGATAGTTTGATCTACGGCCAAAGCCCGCTGCAAGCTGCTGGCAAGGCGGTCGATATTGATAACGCGGCGGCGGCCTGGCAAAAGATAAGCATGCACAATCGCGGCGTTCCCGATGGCGTTTTTACGCTTGCGGATGATGTGACGCAAGAGCAGTTCGAGCAGGCCAAGGCGCAAATTAGCGAACAATACGCGAACCAAGGAAACGCCCGTGGCCCGTGGGTGGTAGCCCGCTCCACTTGGACGCAGATGAGCCTATCGCCCGCCGAGTTGGATTTTATCGCCACACGACTAAACACGCGGGAAGAAATCGGCGTGGTATTTGGCACGGCTGAGATGTTGGCCAGCCTTGCAGGCGCCAATCGCGCAAGTGCGCAGGAAGTGCGCAAAAGCTTTTGGCTGGACACGATCACGCCCCTGCTGGACGAACTTAACTCAGCGCTTAACTTAGCGCTTGCGCGTGAGTACGGCACGGACATCCGCATCACCTACGACACTTCAGGCGTTGCGGCCTTGCGCGCGGACGGTGCACAGATGCTCAAAATCGTGCAGGGCTATTGGGCGATGGGGGTGCCGCTCAATACGCTGCTGCAACACTTCGAGATCGGCTTGGAAGAAGTCGAAGGCGGCGATCTTGGCTACCTGCCAGCGGGCGTGTTGCCTGTGGGCTTCAGCCTAGAGGATGAGATGGCGAAAGATTCAGAGACAGTCAAAGCACTGGCAGCGCTGGCCTATGGCACGAAAAGAGGTTAAGCCCCAACACCTTGCGGAAGCGCGCGTAAAAGACGCGATGCAACTTCGCATTGCCGCTGGGTCAGCCGTTCTATACCGCGGCGTCTTGCGGCGTGATTATGAGGCGCTGGCGCAGGCGTACCGTGAAACGGGCGAAGTGGTTGGGAGCGCGGTTAAAGAATCGGACATGGCGAAGGCGCTAGCGACGAACTGGGAGCGCACAGCCAAAGCCGCTGGCGGGCGCACGCTCATGCAGCTAACATCCAAAAAGCGCTATCACTGCGCTATCCACACCAAGGGCATCATGCAAGACCTACTAGCGCGTGAGCTGGTGGGCTATGGCAAGCGGTGGCTAGGGAAAAAGATATTGCAGGTATCGACTACCACTATCGACCAAGTGCGCGGCATTGTGCAGCGGTTCGATGGTGAGGACATCAATACCATAGCAAACCAGATATTGACCCTTGGCACCGCGCTTGCGGGCTATAGGTCTATGACCATCGCACGAACGGAGACACACTCGATAGCTAACTGGTCGAGCGACGAAGTTGCCAAGGCGACGGGTGACAATATCGAGAAACAATGGGCAGCGACTATCGACGATAGAACGCGGGACGATCACGCCGATGCAGATGGGGAAGTTGTCAAGATGGGCGGAATGTTCGAGGTGGGCGGCGAGGAACTAGAGTACCCTGGCGACCCTAACGGCTCACCAGAAAATGTAATACAATGCCGCTGTCAAGCCCTCTATATAGATTTGGACTATCAATAAATGCAAGTCAAAAGCTTTTCACTAAAAGACGGTGGGGTCGATATTGACGCTCGCACCTTTGAGGGCTACGCCTCCACTTGGGATAAAGACCTGGTGGGCGACATCATCATGCCAGGGGCTTTCACCAAGTCGATAAATGAGGCTTTCCCTGCAAAGCGCATCAAAGTCCTGTGGAACCACGGCGAGCCTATAGGCATGCCTATCGAGATGCGCGAAGACGAGCGCGGCCTGTTCGTTAAAGGCAAGATAAGCAAGACGGCGCGCGGTGATGAGGTGTTGGAATTGATGCGTGATTCGGTGGTGGACACGATGTCCATCGGCTTCACGATCCCCGCTGGCAAATCAGAATTATCGGGCGATATCCGAATCATTCGCGAAGTTCGTTTGATGGAGTTCAGCCCCGTGACCTTCGCAGCAAACCCGATGGCAGCGATCACCGATGTGAAGCGCTTGGGCGAAATGCTGCGAGCGCAAGAATTGTCCGATCAGGATAAAAAGTATCTGGCCTCTTTTGTGGCCGATATCCAAGCACTTGTAAAGGCCGAGCCGCAAAGCACTCAGCCAGCAAGCAAGCCGCTAGAGCTGGGCGAAATAAACGCCCTATTCAAAAACTTTGGCGAGAGCCTTGGAGAAACTAAATGACTGAAATTGTAGAAATTAAAGCCGCAACCGAGCAAGCCTTGGGCGCAATGAAAGAGCTTGTTACTAAGCAAGATGCTGAAATTAAAGCTTTTGGCGAGGCATCGAAAGAAACCGCTGCCGCCATTAAGAAAATGGATGCGTCGTTTATGCAGATGGCCGCTGACCATGCTGGCGCAATGACCCGCTTGAGCGCGATGGAGGCCAAGGGCAACCGTCCAAACTTCGGCGGCGACGAGCGCAAGAGCTTAGGCCAGTTGTTCACGGATAGCGCTGAATTCAAAGGCTATGATGGCTCGGGCAATTCGCAGCGCTTCTACCAAAAAGACATCAGCAACGCTGTGGGCAGCGCCGCGAATTTGCGCGTGCCTTTCGTTAATCCAACGATCTACGCAAACCCTGATCACCCGATGTTCGTGTCTGACCTGTTGCGCAAAATCCCTGTTGCGACGGATAGCGTGCGCATCATGCGCGAGAACGTTTTCACGAACAATGCGGCGATTCAGGCTGGCCAGTTGGTAGCTAAAGGCAAATCTGACATCACTTACACAGAGCTTGCTTTGACGGTCGAGACCATCGCCCATTACATCATCGCCAGTCGCCAGATATTGGACGATGTGCCACGCTTGCAGGCCATGATTGATAGCCGTTTGCAGTACGGCGTCAATCTGAAAATGGATCAGCAAATCTTGTACGGCGCAGGCGGTGCGAACAACTTCACTGGTATGCTGGTTGATGCAGCGGTGCAAACGGTTGGCACTTATGCCGCGCCTGTCGCACCTGAAACCGCGTCAACTAAAAAGCTCGATCACTTCCGCAAGGCTTTGACCAAGCTGCAACAGTTCAATTTCTACAATGCGACGGGCGCGTTGATCAGCCCTGACGATTGGGAAGCGTTGGAGCTGGCCAAGGGCACGGA